AAGACTCTCTGGTCATCTACCGTTTGAGTAGAGCACCTGAGCGTAGAATCTTTTACATCGATGTTGGTAACCTACCTAAGGTAAAGGCAGAACAATATCTGCGTGATGTAATGTCTCGCTATCGCAACAAACTGGTGTATGATTCCAACACTGGTGAGATGCGCGACGATAAGAAATATATGTCTATGCTGGAAGATTTTTGGCTTCCTCGCCGTGAAGGTGGTAGAGGAACTGAGATCACAACTCTTCCTGGCGGTCAGAACCTTGGCGAACTTTCGGACATCGAATACTTCCAAGGCAAACTTTACAGATCTCTTGCAGTGCCCGAATCTAGAATCGCGGGTTCTGGAGATGGTTTCAATCTCGGTCGTTCCAGCGAAATTACTCGCGACGAACTGAAGTTTGCTAAGTTTGTTGGAAGACTGCGTAAGAGATTTGGCAATCTGTTCCTCGATCTGCTGAAGACTCAACTTCTGCTCAAGAATATTGTTACTCCCGAAGATTGGGAGATCATGTCTGAGCACATTCAGTTTGACTTTATCTACGACAACCACTTTGCGGAACTGAAAGATAAAGAACTGATGGAGGGTCGCTTAGCTCTTCTGATGCAAATCGAACCTTATGTTGGTCGTTACTACTCTACCGAGTATGTAAGAAGACAGATTCTGCGTCAGAGAGATCAGGAGATTGTTGAGATCGATAACCAGATCGAAGCAGAAATTGCGGCGGGTGTTCTTCCAGATCCAAACCAGCAGATGTTGGAGTTAGAACAAGGTGCTGCAATGGATCCCATGATGCAGCAACAGGGTATGGAACAGGGCGGAGCAGAGCAGCAAGCAGCTCCCACACCCGCACCACAACCACAAAAAGCTCCCAAAGAACCAGGTCCCAATGAGGGAGAAATATAAATAACCTTATCAGTACCTGATAAATCATGGAAGAACTCATCAATATGATTGCTACAGATGCTTCTGCAGCTGACATTAGCGATCAAATTAAAGATATTCTTTTTGCAAAGTCTGCACAAAGAATTGATAGTCTGAGACCACATGCTGCGGCAAGTCTTTTTGGTCAAAACGCTGGTGAAGAAATTTCTGGAGACGAAGAGTAATGACTAGGATTCAAATCTTAGGCGCGGAATCAGTATTGGCTGTTGGTATTGCTAACAGCACAACTGTAGATAAAGCAACGGTCGTTAGAGTTCTTAATGACTCTGGATCGGATGTTGTTCTTCATGTTCAAGATAGTTCCTTTAGTGGAATCGGTTCGATTACTCTTCCCGATGGAACTAGTGAACAAATCCAGAAAAATGCCTCTGACCTTATCTATGGTGTTGGAGGAGCATTGAAGGTTGCTAAAGTAGGATTCACTAACTAAGAACGATGAAATTAATTACGGAAGAGATCGAACAGGTAGAAGTTATCGTCGAACAACGCGACGGTAAAAAGTCTATGTTTATTGAGGGCATCTTCCTTCAGGGAGATATCAAGAATCGCAATGGACGCATGTATCCTATGCAAACTCTGCGAAGAGAGGTAGAGAGATACAATGAGAATTTCATTGCATCTGGTCGCGCACTTGGCGAACTTGGACACCCTGATGGTCCTACCGTAAACCTCGATAGAGTTTCCCACAAGATCGTTTCTCTTAGAGAAAGTGGATCTAACTTTATTGGTAAGGCAAAGATCTTGAGCACTCCAATGGGCAAGATCGCGCAGAACCTTATCGATGAAGGCGTAAAACTTGGAGTTTCCTCGCGTGGTCTTGGTACTCTGAGCGTAAATAACGAAGGCGTAAAGATTGTCTCTGACGATTTTATGCTCGCAACTGCTGCCGATATCGTTGCTGATCCTTCCGCACCTGACGCATTTGTTCAGGGAATTATGGAAGGAAAGGATTGGGTATGGGATGGTGGAATTATCAGAGAAAGACTGGCAGAAAAAACTTACAAGCAAGTTAATACGCTGGTCGATCAGAAAAGACTGGAGGAGCAGAAGTTAAATCTGTTCAATCAGTTCTTATCAAATCTTTAATTTATAAATAAATATAGATTATATCAACGATCTACTTAATCGGAGAAAGTTCAGATGTCCGCTAAGGAATTACAAGAAATGGAAAATCCTGTCACCAGGGGTGCGAAAGCTGCTGAATCGATGCCTAAGTTGTCGGAACCTACCGCAACTGGTCTGGCTAGCGTAGAAGATCTCGGTGGTCCTACCCCCGAAAACTACAAGCCCGATAATGATTCTGCCAAGCTGAAGCCTGCTGCAGTCAAAACAGTTAAAGATATCGTAAACCGTGGCGCAAAAGGCGCGGATGCGATGCAATCTGTCGGTGAAGAGATCGAAGAAGAAGAAGTCATTTCAGAACTTCTTGATAAGCCTATGAAGAAGGCTCATAAAACTTCTTCTGGTCAACAGCGTTACACCACAGGTGACGGTAAGACCACTGGTCCTGCTGGTGCTGCTCTGTATGGTGCTGCAAGAAAGGTTCTTGGTAAGGAAGAAGTTGAGACCGATGAAGAACTCATCGACGAAAATCCTGAGTACGATATCGAAGAGGATCTTGCTGCTCTGTTCGGCGGCGAAGAACTTTCCGAAGAGTTCCAATTAAAGGCGAAGACCATTTTTGAAGCTGCCGTTACCGCTAAGGTTAACGAAGTTCAAGAAGAACTCGCTAAGGAATACGAAGCTACTCTCAGCGAGAATCTTGAAGCAGTTAAGCAAGAGCTCGTTGAGCGCGTTGATGCATACCTTGAGTATGTCTCCGACGAGTGGCTCAAGGAGAATGCTCTCGAAGTAGAGCACGGTCTCAAGACCGAAATGACCGAATCGTTCCTGAGTGGAATGAAGGGTCTTTTTGAAGATCATTATGTACACATCCCTGAAGATAAATATAATGTTTTGGAGAGCATGGTCTCCAAACTTGATGAAATGGAAAACAGACTTAACGAACAAATCGAGAAGAACATTTCCCTGAACAAGCGCCTTGGCGAATCTACAGCTGATGGAATTTTCCGCGAAGTCGCTGAAGGTCTTGCTCAGACCCAAAAGGAAAAGTTATATTCTCTCGCTGAGGGAGTCGAGTTTGAGGGCGAAGACGCATACCGTGAGAAGCTGGTTACGCTGAAGGAATCTTATTTCCCCAGCAACAAAGCAGCTCAAACATCTAATAAAGCTGAAACCCTTTCTGAAGGTCTCAGTAATGAGGGCATCGATGTTACTAACTCGATGGCATCTTATCTGAAAGCCCTTGGAATGGGCAAGTAATTAATCCCAAACACAATCCCCAAAAACGAGGAAAACTAGAACAATGTTTAATTCGGAACATTTAATGGAGAAGTGGGCTCCTCTGCTTGACGCCGATGGCGCTGGCAGTATTAAAGACTCCCACCGTAGAGCAGTTACCGCCGTTCTTCTTGAGAACCAAGAGCGTTTCCTGCGTGAGCAAGCTGCTTTTGAAAGCGGCAGCTCGATGCTGACAGAATCCCCCACCAACTCTGCTAACGCTGTTGGTGCTTCCAACGGTTTCACTGGTGGCGCTACCGCTACTGGTCCTGTTGCTGGTTTCGACCCCGTTCTGATCTCCCTGATCAGACGCTCCATGCCCAACCTGGTCGCTTATGAGCTGGCTGGCGTTCAGCCTATGAACGGTCCTACTGGACTGATCTTCGCAATGCGCTCCCGCTACAGCGATCAGTCTGGCAACGAAGCATTCTTCAACGAGCCCGACACCACCTTCTCTGCTGGTAACACCCTGGGTCAGGAGACTCAAGGTAACTACAGCGGTCAGGTTGGAGCTGGCGGCACCGTTGGTTTCGGTTCGACTGGTACTCAACTGGGCGACAACCCCCAGATCCTCAACGCTTCTGGCGCTGCTCTGGGTAACAACAGCCAGTACACCACTGGTCAAGGTATGGCGACTGGTGACTCCGAAGCCCTGGGCGACGGCACCAATGGCGATTTCAACGAAATGGCATTCTCGATCGAGAAGGTCACCGTTACCGCCAAGTCCCGTGCTCTGAAAGCTGAGTACTCCCTGGAACTGGCTCAGGACCTCAAGGCTATCCACGGTCTGAACGCTGAAGCCGAACTGGCAAACATCCTGTCCAGCGAGATCCTCGCTGAGATCAACCGCGAAGTCATCAGAACCATCTATAAGGTTGCTGAAGCTGGTTCGCAGGTCAATGTTGCTAACCAAGGTTTCTTCAACCTGGATGTTGACTCCAACGGTCGTTGGTCTGTTGAGAAGTTCAAGGGTCTGCTGTTCAACATCGAAAGAGATGCTAACAGAATCGCCCAGAGAACTCGTAGAGGGAAGGGTAACATCATCCTGACTTCTGCTGATGTTGCTTCCGCTCTGACCATGGCTGGTGTACTCGATTACACCCCCGCCCTTAACGCCAACCTGCAGGTTGACGACACTGGTAATACCTTCGCTGGTACTATCAACGGTAAGTACAGAGTCTACATCGATCCCTTCTCTGCCAACAGTGCTGCTAACCAGTACTATGTTGTCGGTTACAAGGGTTCCAGCCCCTATGACGCTGGTCTCTTCTACTGCCCCTATGTTCCTCTGCAAATGGTTCGTGCCGTTGGCGAGAACAGCTTCCAGCCCAAGATTGGCTTCAAGACCCGTTATGGTCTTATCGCCAACCCCTTCGCAGAAGGCACCAATCAGGGTATGGGTCGCATCTTCCCCAACACCAACCGCTACTACCAGAGAACGGTTGTTCAAAACCTCATGTGAT